CAGAACTTTCACCCTGACCATCGTTACCTGGTTGACAAGTATGCTGCAACACTGTTGCCCATGGGAGATTTTCGGTAGGAAGATCTGCTGTCGTACCACCTCTTACATTCGTGTAATATCCAAGAACACGAACTCTAACTCTACCCAATTCCATTGGGTCTTCATTGTCTTCTACTTCACCAACCCACCAGAAAAATCCGTCTTTACCAACGAAATTTACTGTAGGTTCATTGTAAATACCATCAATTGTAGGCATCGTATACTTTTATCCTTACGATTTATTTATTAAGGTATCCATTCTTCACCAACCATTCCCGAGTCATAGGAGTCGGATCATAGTCAGTCCACATAGTACCACGAGCACAAGACTCGAGTGCTTCCTGTGTCATACCTTCAGTTTTTCCTGCCCAAGTCGCTTCCTTTTCCCAAGGAATAGCGTGAGGCATAAGAGCATATGCCCTTCGTGCCATTTCTGCCCACATCTCAGGAACATCTTCCTCGTTCTTAATGATAGCGATCATATTGTTTTTGATCGTTCCTGCCATACAATCCTGTGCAGCGTGCCAACCTTCATGACGCACAACACTCATCAGGACATGAGGACGATGCACAAATGCACGATTGAGATAGAAATGATTAGAGACAGTATGATAGACGCCACGATGTCCTACTGGGAAATACTTTGAATCTGCAAGATGAACATCTACACCAATTTGTTCAAAGGCGAGCATGATCTTATCAAATTCAGCAGAAACTGGACCCCAGTCAGAATTAGGAAATTCTGCCCGAAGATCACCAGATGAATAGATTTTATCTACACCATCAGTACATTCTTTAAGAAGCATACAACCCATAGCATCCATAGTAAAGTAACCCTTTGTAGGTTCTGCTTTTACAGACATACCATGTGTCATGCCAATCATAAGACCAGCAAAAATTGCGTTAGTTAGTTTCATTTAATTTCATTTCGTAGATACCAATTTCGTTAGTACTCATCATATTGAATGAGAGTATAACTCTTTCTTTGTCGCTAGTATTTGGATTTGCATAATGTAAAAGTTGAGAGGGAAAGAACACAATATCTCCTTCTTTTACATTGGGATTAAAATCCATATGATCCCCCGAAGAAAAATCCGTAAAAGGACTTAGGAAGGTAGTGGAAGCATGTATATCAGGATTATAATCTACATATAAAACTGCTGCCCAACCATTCGATCCATGATTATGAACGCAATGGTGATCACCTTTTCTTGCTCTCTGTGTCCATACATTTCGGATGTATGCAGCATGACCAACATCTTCTCTGAATTGTTGCAGAACTGGTTCTATAAACTCATCAAAGATGTCAAAGTAATTTGATTTAGATTTATCTAAGTAATCTGTTGATACAGTATCACCTTTTCTTTCATACGGTGGTAGTCTACTTAACAAAATAGGTTTGTAGTAAGACCAATTAGGTACAGTATATTGTAATAAGGCAATCTTAAAAGGGTAATGTACTGTCATAATAATTAATTGATGGGCGAAGAGGGGATCGAACCCCCGACCGACTCGGTGTAAACGAGTAGCTCTACCGCTGAGCTATTCGCCCATTCTGGTGAAACGATAAAGTTCCGTAGAACCCCAAACCATTTCACCAGTTTCTAGGTCTAAACCTCGGTCACAAGTATGTAGTTTGTTTCCATACGCATGAATCTCAGAGATAACTTTATCTCCTTTATATCCAACGCAGTTGTCACCAATAATTTTACCGTGCCAACCTTGACCGTCGAATGTGAATAGTATATCACAATCTTCGTGTCTTGTCCAGTCTAAATGATAGTTCTCTACAATGACTTCCTTATCCGAAAGATACACAAACTTATGATTCTTCTTCCGATAAGGATCACCAGGTCCATCACATCTCTTGAAGTTCATTGACTGGAATCCTTCTTCATGGGACTTCCAGATAATCTCAACACTGACCCAATTTGTAGGGTCAGATTGTGCCTGGTGTTTATTTGTCCAATGTCCCATTAAGCAATCTTCAAGCTTCATAATATTTCTCTGAACCCTTACATGGTTATTCTAAAAGTAAAACCTTACCCTGTCAAGTCAATCGTCGTAAATTAGACACTCGGGTTCTGAAGGGTTCTGATCACAGAACAATTCCAAATATGTTGGGTCATGATGATCACCAGCTTCAATTTCTTTTTTGTGATGCTCTACATATTCCTCCAATTCATGCAGTTCGCCTTCAACATGACGACGCATCTGTGGTGAGACAGTAGGATCATGCAAGATCTCTTTGTCTTTCTCAATATGTTTTTCGATACTTTCCATAGTACCTCCTTATACAGTAATATTTAGGTTAGTTAGTTAGAGGTTCTTGGTATTGAATCTTTCAATAACAGCGCCTCTGTTGTCATTTTAGTGTTAACAATCTTATGTGTCAATCCACCGATGACATATCTTCCGCTATACTTCCGATCCACCTCTGTTGTTGTATTTCTCTTATATGTTGCAGGAATGATTACATTGATTCCAGATCCTGCGTAAAGATCAAGATTGCCAGGAATAGAAATCATCAACTTAATATTTTTCAATGACTCAATTCTCATCCACTGATAAGACTGAAGTTCTACTAGTTCTTCATAATTTTTTTGAGGATTGTCTTGAAACTTTGGATCAAAGATTTGATTGGACAATATTGTATATCTTACTCGTTTTGGGTAATTAACAATATTTTGAATATTATCATCCATCACCGTCAAAGGATTCACTGTTTTCTTCTGATCAAGGTGTGACATCTTTGGCCACATTTCAGTGATGTTATAACGATATGCATCAACTGATAGATCTGTACTCAATCCCATTTTGGATGCTGTTACAGTAACAGGATCAAACCCAATACTAAATCCAGACCAAGCACCATGTCGTAGTCCAGTTAAGAAATCTCTTTCCTCTGGGAACACAATAGATTCAATCTTATACTGATCACTTTCATCACTACCAGATTTTTTAGTTGCATACACATAGGTGTATAATTTAGTCTCGCCTGTAGTGAAGTTTGTCTTAGATTCGTTTTGTTTATTTACGCTATCAATTATATTATCAATAGACTTGAAATGATATCCTAAAGAGTTCTCATAAAAGATAAATCCATTCTGAAGGACTCCACCTTTTCTTGCTTTGCGTGTAGATCTTTGTGCAATCCAGTAAATGCAATCAAATGGTCTCCAATTTGGAGAAACAAACTGTTGTTTATTTGTAGATTCTTCGACAAATACATTTTTCTTAGTATTGATAAACCTATTGTCTTTACGAAGAAGTTGGTCTACAATCTCAGAAGACTCAGTAGATTTAAATATGACCTCACTATTTCCAAATACGTTATTGATTTCATTCTTAAAAAATTCGTCACTAGCACAGTTGACAATAAATGAGTCTGCTGTATTGAGTCTTGTTCTTGCCTCAATGTCATATGCTCTGAGATAATAAGTTCTATCAAGAATTGTTCCTATAATTTGAATCTTGAATAATTCAGAACCTGTCATGGTTCCCATAAATCCAGATCCATCATTAAACAGAAGTTTTCCTTCTATTGTTGCTGATGTAATACTTTCAAAAATCTCAATACCTGTAACAAAATCATAGATGTCGTCATTGCCATCATCACTCTGAAGTTTTTTGCCGTTTCTGTAAACGTTGACCTTTACTTTTACGTCCCCAGTTTCAGTTCTCTTAATTGTCATTTGAGTATGCCTCTCAGGGGATTAAGTGTTGACATCAAACTAGATGCAATAGATTTTGTGGGAGCACTACCACCGCCAACTGGTATTGGTGTATTGGGTTGCCCTGAGTTCATTGCCATTTGTACTGCTGCCTGTGCTGCTTGTATCGCTTGACTATTTACCCCATTTTGTTGAGCAACGGCAGATAGTGCAGCCTGAATCATTTCATGACTTCTCTCATTTATTTGGCGACGTGCATCATTTCTTTGTTGTGTTTGTCGTTCTAAGTCCCTACTTTCTTTTGCTGCTTGGAACTTACTTTCGGGTGCTGATGTTCCACCTGCACCAATTCTAGTTCCCGTAGAACTCGATGCCTCTCCACCCATGATACTTGCGATGAATGCTTTTGCCGCTTCGGACATTGGTTTAGGAGCAGGAGGTCTGTCCATACCAAAAGACGAACCGCTTCTGTTACCAGTGCTAGAACCATAATCACCAGAACCAGGTCCACCACCTGTACCACCATTTTCAATCTCTGCCAACATGGTCTTAACCTCTTTGTTGCCAGCAGTGTTAAAGAAATGATTCTTATACTTAACAACATTAACATTTTGAGACTCATCATTAAATGCAGATCCAGTTCTAAAACCAGTTGCACCCATCAAATAATTAATGTCACCATCTGCTATACCTTCTCCCACAAGAGTTGTTCTGAGTTTTGCTGGTTTTCTTGCTAGTTCAATTGCTTCGTGAGCAGTCTTCATTTGCTCATCAGTTCTTGCGGCATTGATAGATCCATCGCTTACGGGTTGATATTGACCAGGACCCATAATTACACCAGTTACACTCTGATCATTTGCCATAAACATTCCAGGACCAACCTTTCCTGACTGAATTAGTCCTGCTCTATTAAGTACAGAACGAGCGACAAGTGCCATACCAAGTTTTCCTTCACCACCTGCTTCAGCAAGAACTAAACGCTGTAATAAGTTATATTCAGCACTACTGATTTGCCCTCTTGGTCCACCAGATCCTGGTCTTGCTCCAGGACCCGATTCATTTAGTACGGGTGGATTCTTCATGCCCATATATCTCTTCATCATCTGGCGAAGTTTGTCTCCACCACCTCCATCTTTATCAGAACCCTTTAACTTATGTAAGTCAGATCTTTCTCCTGTACCACCCCACCAGGTAGGACCATAATTATCATGAGGTGTTCTACCATCCTTATTTGACGCTGCTTCAGCGTGCGTCATAACACGTTTGATATTAATATCACCAGGTTTCCAACCCCAAGTCTTAGCAACGTTTGCTGCTTCTGCCATCATCGACTCAAGTTGCTTTGGTTTCGGTGCATAGTTATTCCAATCATAGTTTTTCATTGCTGCAACAGCAAGACCTACATTTCCTGTGTTTCTATAATATGTGTGTGCAGTGTGTTGATCATAAGGAACGTTCTTCACCAAAGAACCATCGCCCTGAACAGTAGTGTGATATGGACCTCTAGGCCAACTATATCCACTAGCAGTCCAGTGTAGATAAATTTGCTTATTTAAGTTACCTCCATTTGCAAAACCAGGAAGTCCACCACCTTTAGACATAAATTTAGATTCAGGTGCAAAGGCAGGCATAACATTTTGAGACATGGGATTCTCAAATCCCTTCCCTGGACTAAATCCACCTTGGAACGCTTGCATCATACCACCAAGGTCAAATCCTTGACTCTTGGCTTCATGCATTCTCCTACCAGTTAGGTGAGGTTGCGTTTTTGTTCCAGGAGTATTAAGAGGAACGACGAAAGCTCCCCCATCACTCTTTCTAGCGACATATTCAGATCCGTGTCCGATAAACGAGGTGGATCTCCCTCCATCCAACGATACGGGATATCCTGATTGTGGTCCATTTATAAATCCTCCTGATGCTTTTTGCGGTACTTTTACTTTACCACCTTTTGAAAATCCTTCTGGTTTGTTTGCTGGTTCTTGACCTTCTTCTACTTGCGTAGCAGTTAACTGACCTTCTTTGAGATAGTTATATGCTCTATATCCAGCATATGCTCCTGCTGCTGCAAGACCAAGTGCTAAACCTCTACCTAATAATCCCCTTCTTCCTTTGATAAGATTATTATGAAAGAAGATTAATACATTACCAAAATCTGTAATAAGTCTGGTTGGATTACTTAACCAGCGAAGACCCAATAATAAAGTTCCGAGTCCAGTTAGTCCTCGTACAAGTCCTCCTATTCTTTCCCAAGGACTCGATTCATCCGACAGTAAAGTATATAATCCCTCAATAGTGTTAACCACACCCATCTTTGCAACATCAAAGATAAAAGTTGCAAGTTTAGAAAGAGCAGTTACAAGATTCTTTACCTTTTCTCTATTTTTAGGATTACCCAACCATTTTAAAGCAGGAAGAACAATAGCAAATTTAATTATTCCACTCAATGCTTTAAATAAACCTTCTAGAAAACTAGGTTTTTTAAATACATCAATAAAACTGCCGCCTGCTTTTTTCTTTTGTTTTTGTACTTTGGTATACTCTGCATCAAACTGCTTTCTAGTTGCGTTTCCAGCATCTAGTTGTGCAAGTTGTGCCTTTTTTACATCACCAAGAATTTTAGCAACAGAATTTAAAGTTGCACCAATATTGTTAACGGCAACAGTATTTTTATTAATTGTTCTTACAAGATCTCCCTTTGGAGATGTACCAGTTGAATCTTTTACTTGTACAAACTTATAAAAATTAATTTTTGTGCTTTTCTTTATAGTTGCCATTATCGCATTCTAGTCTGTAAAGATGTAGGAACTGCATTTACAACACCACCACCATTATTTATTGGCACTGCTTGAGGAATAGGAACAATTTTTTCTAGGATCATTGGTACAGGAATGAATTCCATAGTTTGCTGCATCGCATATTGAGCAGAGAGACCACCTTCCTTTAATACTTTCTGACCAGCACTCTGTACTGTACCAAGAACTCTAGGATCAACTCCAAGTTGTGCTCCAATTTCATTAAGAGCAGCAGTAGGATTACCAAAAGCACCTGTTACTGCTTTCATAATTCCACCCATACCAAACTGATCAGCAAAACCGCTAATCATATTCATAGGACTAAAACCACCTTTCATAACAGATCCTGCCAACTGCCCCAGACCAGGATTGATCATACCCAATCCAGTTGTAGCAGCACCCATGAAGTTGCCACTTAACAATGAACTACCAATCTGACCCAGTGGACTATTCATAACTCCACTAATAGCATTTCCAACACTACCCATCATCCCACTTACACCAGGAATCATTCCTAACATCGACATAGGATTACCTGTAGCAAGTGTGTTAATACCTGCCATAATTGGAGCAGCACCAGGAATAAATGACGCAGCAGTTCCAAGCACCTGACCAACAGGACTTTGCATGACACCACCAACTGCTTTACTTACACCACTAAATGCTTTCTTAGCACCCTTTACAAGACCACCAAGGAACATTTCTTGCTGGGGAACTTCTTGTCCTGTAATTTCTTGGAACGTGTTGGGTCTATGTAAAAACTCCCAGATCGCAGGACCAGAATTCCATACACTGTTAATGGCATCAAAGAATGGTTTGATACCATTTTCATAAACCCATCCACCTAGATTAGTTGCGAGTTTATAAGATTCTTGGATTGCTCTGATAGCAGGTCCCAAGTACCTCATAACAGGTTCAATAATCGCACCACCAATTTCTTTTGCCTTAGCAAATGCATCAGCAACAGTCTTGGAGACTTTGTTGCCTACAGCACTCATCATCTCCCTAAGTCTTTCGGGGATTTTTTTCGGGTTAATAAAATCTAGCAGTGCTCCAATGGCACCCCAAGGATTGAATAGGTTGTTTCGTACTGCATCGAAAAGTATACCTACCTTTTCAAAGACCCAATTAAAAGCAGCCTGTGCTGTCTGCTTAATCATCTGAAGCAGAATAGGTGCTCCCTCGGTAAACAGTTGACCAACACCTCTGGCACCCGATAAAATAGTTTCAAAAACAACTTTTGCTAATTCTTGTGGACCATTGACCACATATTTCATGAATGCTTCCGTAATCGCCTCACGGAATGGTTCAGATGCTTCCATCATCATTTCGATGAATCCCATCGTCTTAGATGATGCAAAGTTCCACATATTATTGATAGCACCCCAGGCACTACTCATAACGTCAGCACCGATATTTAAGAAAGTCTGCCATGCTCCTGCCCAGAACTCTCCATTCATAATATAATCATTCCAAAGAGATTTCATGCCATTGACAAGTTTCTTGCCCATGGCACCAAGGTCAGCACCTAAGTCTGCCTTACCTAGCATCAAATCATATAAGTATCCGCCGATTGCTTCACCCGCAATACCACCAAGCATTGAACCAACAAATGCACCTAAAGGCACTGTAATAGGTGCTGCAGGACCACCCAAAGCGCCGATAGCACCACCTGCCCAACCACCTAAGAATGTACCAATACCATCACCAACACCCATCATGAGTGATTTAGCGATAGATTCGCCCATGATCCAGTTCAGTGCTGCAGTGAGCAAACCACTAACAAGAGGAACCTTGAATTTCCCAATCAGTTTCTTTAATCCTCTTACACCACCTCTACCAATAACTTTCAGGAAGAAGCGATGTGTTGCTCTAGATATATTTTTTCCACCATACTTTAAGATCTGCCCACCAGTTCTTTTTCCTCCTTGCTCAGCAAGTTCACCAGCAGTTCTTCTAGTTACTTGTTCAGTTGCTTCTCTACCAGCTCTTCTAGTTGCTTGATCAGTTAATTCCTGAGTAACTCTCTTTTTCTTATCGATTCTTGGTGGACGATCTCCTCGCCTTCCAAGCATATCAACTAAACCTAAAATATCACTAATTAAGGCAAATGGATTCATCAGGTATCTCAACCCAATGAGACCCTTCATTAAAGTTCCAAGACCACCCAGACGTGAAATAAAAGTGCCATTAGGATCCGTTAGAGCACTAAATCCATCTAGAACGTTATTGGTAAACCCTGCTGCCCAACCAAATAATTTTTCAAAGACAAACTTTGTCTTCACAAGGAACGTTTTTAACTTTTCTTTGTTCTGCGGATCTCCAACCCACTTAAGAACTTCCATTGTGATGGCAATTGTGCCTAACTTAAGAAGAAACTCTCCAATAGGACCTAAAAATTTCTCTATCCAACTCAAACTACCTTTGGCAACCTTCTTTGCTGCGTTACCAAAATTTGGTTTTTGTTTTGCTAACTTCTTCTGCTCTGCGGCATCTTCCGTTGCAGCATCTAATTCTCTTCTTTGTCTACGACGTTCTGCTTGTGCTCTTGCTCTATCATCCTTTATCTGAGCAATAGAAATCTTTTCTATATCAGAAACAATATTCCCTATCGAGGAAATTG